TGAAGAACACGATGAAATTGCGCTAGACGACATCACTATAGACGATGTTGTTTCTGCAGAAGAGTCAGACAATTTAACTGATGGGTTAGATTTACCTGAAGAAGAGACTGCAGAGCCTGAAGAAAACTCTTTAGAAGATCTTGTACCAGACGAAGATTTAGAAGAATCTGAAGAAGTAGAAGAAGACGAAGAAGAGCTAGAAGGCGAAGAAGAAGAAGAAACAGAAGATGACGAAGATACAGATCCAACTGTAGTTTCTGAAGTTCTTGAACAACTAGGGTATGAGCCTGATGGAGAGTATGAAGATACACCAGAAGGGCTTGCAGCAATGACAAAAGATATTGCTTCCCAGATAGCTGATGAAAGAATTGATAATGTTTTAGAAAACTTCCCATTAGTGAAACAACACTTAGAGTACGTACTTCAAGGTGGAGAGTCACAAAATTTTATGGAAGCTCATGACCCTAATATGGATTATGAAAAATTTGATTTAAAAGAAGATGATGCTGCATCGCAGAAAGTTATTCTTTCAAATTATTTTCAATTAAAAGGGCATGATAAAGATTTTATAGATGAATTACTAGAGGATTATGAAGACACTGGTAAACTTTATAAAAAAGCTGGCGCAGCAAAACAAGCTTTAGGTAAATACCAAGAGCAAGAGCGCCAAGAGATGTACGAGCAACAACGTCAACAAAATATTGAGTCTCAAAAAGCTCAACAAGAGTTTTGGGATGGAGTTGCAGGGACGATTGAGAATTCACAGGATTTTGCTGGAATTAATATTCCGCAAAAAGATAAAAGTAAGTTTTTTAACTACATATCAAAACCTGTAAATAGTGAAGGGCATACTCAACGAGATTTAGATCACTCAGAAGCTGACATGGATGTCAAGCTGGCGATTGATTATTTAATGTACAAAGGTTTTGATATTAATAGTTTAGTAGACAAAAAAGCTAAAACCCAAAGTACAAGATCATTGAGAGATAAGCTTTCAGGTAGACAAGAAACTATCAAGAGCGCTAAAAAAGCTACAAGACGAACAAAAAGCGTAAATGTAGATGATTTAGATCTTTCATTTTAAAAACGGCAATATTTAAACTTTGCATATAAATTAATTGAAAATGGCAGTAAACGGAAACAACATCAGTGTTAGAAAATCTTTCTACAATGATTCGCAAATGACTGATATGAACAGTCTTGCAAATGCTATGATGTCTAAGCCAACTGAATTGTCACCGATAATAACACACCTAGCTGGTAAAGAAGATAAGCGTTTTCCGCTTTCATTTTTAACTGAGGGTGTAGGTAATGTTAAATCTATTGATAGATTAGAATATGAATATCGTGTGAAAACTCACAGGTTGACTACTAGACCTTTAGCAGCAGCGCATGCCGCTGGAACAAACTTTTATTTAGAATTTGCTGATAAGTGGTTTATTAAAGACTACGTATTAGTAAATCAACACGGAGAACAAGTTAGAATTATGTCAGCTCCAGAAGCTTCAGGTTCTACTTATAAATACCAAGTTCAAATGGTAAACCCAGATCCATCAGCTACAGTTACAGCAGGTGAAATTGGAGATCTTTGGGCTCAAATGTACGCTCCAGTAGGAGTTGACTTCTCTCGTGGGAATGCGTCTAACTGGGAAGTACCTGGTAAAGTACGTAACAAGATTGGTACTATTCGTAAATCATACCACATGTCTGGTAATGCTAAAGATTTTGTAGCTGAATTTACACTTCCTAAAAGAGGTGGCGGTTCTACAAAGCTTTGGATGGATTACGAAGAATACACTCACATGCTTAACTTTAAAGAAGAGTGTGAAATGTATTACTGGTACGGTCAAAAGACTTACGATTCTTCAGGAAAGTCTACTATGAAAGATGAAAATGGACAACCAGTTCTTGTTGGTCCAGGTCTTTTAGAGCAGGTTATTAATAAGGATACTTACTCTACTTTAACAGAGAGTAAAATTAAAAATATCATTGGTGACTTATTCTACGGAATGACAGACGCTAATGCTAAGCAAGTTACTTTGTACACAGGTACTGGTGGAGCTCGTGAATTTGACGAAGCTCTTAAAGGTCACATGGGTGCTGATAGTAACTCTTGGAAAGTTGGTGGTGAAAACCGCTTTATTACAGGTTCAGGTCGTAGCTTAGGTGTTACTGGTTACTTTACTTCTTATGATCACGTAGATGGTCACTCAGTAAAAGTAGTTAAACTACCTATGTTTGATCATGGTCCTGTTGCTGATGCTCGTGCTAAGCACCCTGTCACAGGATACTCTCTTGAATCATACCGTATGGTATTTGTTGATCAGTCTAACTATGACGGTCAAGCAAACGTACAAATGATCTCTAAGAAAGGTCGTGAAATGATGAGATGGTGTGTTGCCGGTTCAGTTGTACCTCGTGGGTTTGATTCTGGTTCTGCTAGAGCTTCCGACGTGGATGGTGCTTCTGTGCACATGTTAAAGACTGCAGGTATCGTTCTTAAACGATTTGACACCTCTCTTGACATTGAATGTACAGCTGCATCACTATAAGAAGGCGTTAATCGCGTGTCTATATATTGGTTTTTTGGTTGAGTTGTGGGGGAGAAATCTCCCACTTCTTTAACTTAATTATAGGAGAGTTATACTTTACATCCAGTAATTAAAACTTTAAAAGTACTAAACTATGAGTAAAAAAATATTTTTACGCCGTAAGGAGATTAATAATCACTTACCAAAAGAGGTACTAGCAGAAGCTGTATCTAAACTAAGTAGTGTCTATGTAAATAGACAGCCACTAAAAGGGTTATCTGTAGAAGACGAAAAAAAATATTTAAATGGTATTTTAGATGTTTCTCCAGAACACCAAGATTGGCCTAAACACATTAAAAAGTTTTGGGCAGAAATGTCAATCCCTGTAGGATTTACAGGAATGGAATTAGAAGTAGGAACTCATTCAGATGGATCTCCTATTAGAGTTATGGATTGGATTAAATACCAATTTGCTTTAAAGCACCCGCATGTTGCAATGTCAGAAAAAGAAATGTCAGGTAGAGATAGATTTTACATTCTTGATACAACGCGAGCAGAGCAAACTAAATTTAACACTATCCAAGTTAAAAAAGACGCAGACAAAGAGTTTATTAAATTGTCTTCAAATGTAAAAGGAATGAAAAGAGTACTAAGATTAATATCTTCTACTTTAAATCCAGACCGTTTAACTGAAGAACAAATTGAAACAGCTCTTTACGATATAAAAGATAAAGAACCTAAAAGGTTTATAAAAATTGCTACTGATAAAAACTTAGAAGTTAAAGCAGAAATTGAAGAAATGGTAACTGCAGGAGTTTTAAGAAAAATTGGAAACCAAGTTATTTTTATAGATGAAATTTTAGGGGAGACAATGGAAGACACTGTAGTCTTTTTGAAAAACAAAAAGAATTCAGGTAAATTAACAACCCTAAGAGCAAAGCTTAAAGAGTTGTCAATCTAATGTAATAATATATTAATGAATATTACACAAATGCATTTAGCGGTTCAGCAAGGAGTGGATAAGATTAATTCATTCCAAGCTGACACGCTTTTACCTCAAGAAATTGATCTAGAGATTAATAAATCTATTGAAAAATTTATTAACCTTAAGTACGGTAAAAATAATTTATACGGCAAAGGATTTGAAGAGTCTCAGAAGAGAATTGATGATCTTAGGCCTATTATAAAAACTGAGTTGTTAAAATTTAAATATGAAAGCCAGTCAGTAAACAATACTTTTGTTTATAAAAGTACAGAGCTTCCAGCAGATTATAGGTATCTAGTAAAAACGTTAGCCACAACTTTATGCTTAAAAACTTGCCAAGCTTTAACTTACAATCAACAGATAGGAGAAGAAGAGCTAGCTAACAACGAAAGAAAAACTTACATTACCCCTGCAAAATTTGCGCAGCACGATGATATTCACACAATATTAGCAGACCCTTTTAACACTACAAAAAAAACACGACCGTTGTTTGTTTTTGAAGGTAATGTTATGAAAGTATACACTAATGATATATTTATAATAAAAGGCCTAAAATTAACCTATATAAAAAATCCGTCTAAAGTTTTATTATCTTTGGATGATGTTACAAATTCTGTAGATTGTGAACTCGCAGAGCACACACATCAAGAGATAGTTGACATGACAATTAATAGCATCTTGGAAGGTATTTCGGATCCAAGATACAAAACTCAGCAAATTGAGTTAGGTAAAAACGAATAATTTAAAATTATATATTAATTAAAAATTTTTGTCAAATATGAGACAAGTAATTGTAGGAAAAATTGGAGTTGCTAAAGCCGCAGTGGGAGCAGTCCAATTACAAGTTTTAAACGCTAATGGCGTTTGGACAGAATGGGCGGCAGCGTCCACGGAGAAAGATCCATTATATCGAATTTTTAAGAAAGGTGATGCTAATAATGCGGAGCAATCAACTCCTCCATTTAGAAAGTCTGCGGTTAAATCGCTTGATTTCTTAGAGTATCAAGCAGGTACTGCACAAACAAACACTTTAACACCGACAGCAGCAGTTGCTAACAAAGCATTTACTTTGAAGATCATTGAAACTTCTCAAGGTTATGAGCCGTTTCCACGAGTAAATCTTGAAATTTCTTCTGCTGCAGCTACAGTTAACGGTACAGCTACAGCTATTCATGATGCACTCGATGCAGCAATAGGAGTTGACGGAAGTGTTGCTTCTAAAATCATGACATCTTCTACTGATGGTACAGGAACTGTAGCTATTTTAGCTAAACCTGGCATGCGTCTTGAAATAGCATTAGATGCTCAAGATTCAACAGTAGCAATAGCAAATGCTAAAACTGGTGCCGTTGCTGGTATTGGTGATGGTGCTGATATTGTTGCAGAAGAAAAATTACAACAAGGTCGTGAATACAGTGGTTATGATCGATTAGTTGCATTTGATTCTTTTGCAGATGTTGTTGTTGGAGTGGTAGGTCAAACTTATCACTTATGCAGACTGTTAGTTTCAAATCAAGCTCCAAATCAAATTAATGGAGTTGATAACATGCGTGAAATTAAAGTTTATCTTGAACAAGCTGGTGCAGGTGATCCGTATGATATGCTAGATGCTACTAATAATTCTGGATTTAATATAGCAATATTAACTGAGCTTCTTCGTACCCCAGTTGCTGCGGACTACTTAGACGACTAAGATATAATAATATTAATTATAAGGGGGCAGGTTCCCCTTATAATTTTTTTTCATTTTTAAATTTTTACTATGGCAATAGTTATTGACGCTAATTTTACAGGAAACTGCCAAGATTTAATGGTAAGTTTAACTGGTCAAGATAGTGGAGCTACTTATAAAGTTTATTTAAAGCACGTTTCAGATCCTAATTCAGCAGAGTATGTTGGTACTATATTACCTAACAGTTCTGAGCCTCACGCATTTACACAGTTAAGTAAAGGTGGAGTATATCAAATTGAAATTAGAAATAATGAAATAGTACAAGCTAGAAAATTTGTAGTTTCTACGTGCGCAGTAGACAAATGCCTAGTCTTATTAACAGACAAGTTATTAAGTTGCGGGTGTACAAGTCCCGCGTGTTCTGCAATTTTAAGCAAGGCACAAAAAATAATGTTACTAATAAAATCAGCTGATTCTACAGCATCCAGAATACTTAGAGAAGACGATCTAGTTCTTGTGCAAGATGCTCAAGCTCAATATAGAAAAGCTGTTCAAATGTGTGATGGTAACTGTGATTGCGGCTGCTAACAAAACTGTAAATGGCTTCTAAAAATTGGACTCTAAAAACTCCTGTTACCGGAAAAATTATTGAATTAACGTCTGGAAGTGACGTTTTAATAGAAGGATCTTCGTATAATTTTGTATTACCTACTGATCACGGCGTAACAATTAATCAAATTGATTTTACTTATCGTGCCTCAAACGGGTCAGAAACAGAGTTTTCATTTGAAGAATTTATAAAAGTTGTACCAAAATTAAATTTTAAGGTAGTAGAAGTTGTAAGTAACACTATTTACGTTATTGAGTATTTATCTAATGATAGATCTCTTGATTTTCCTGAAGTTGTCATACCTTTAGAGCATTACACACGAGGTAAAGTTACTTTTTTAGATGATCGCGGAAGAGAAAAGACATACACTTTACCTACAAAAATAGACGACTTAACTTCGATTGCAGGGACTTTAGATACGAAATGTCTTAATTATAGTCATATTACTACTACTGAGGCTGGAGTTCCAGATGTTTGTTTTTTAGATCCTAGCAAACTGGAAAGTCCATGTACAGATAATCGAGCTTGGAATTCTGTTAAACTTGTAGACGAGAAAAATTCTGCTTCTAGTACGGTTTTCGAAGCTAGTTGTAAGTATGATCAATTTGGTTTTGAAAGTACTAAAGAGTTAACTGAAGATCTTACTGTAAACCCTGCAGCGAAATCTTACGAGTACATATCTATACCTCATCAATATGAAGGGGGTATGACTTGGGCGTTTGGAGCTTTACTGTCCCCATTAATAACAAATATTGAAAATGTTTTTTGGGATATTAGCTATGATTCAGCGGTTGGATTTGTTGCTGACTCTAATTACACTGATGAGGGGATGGTTGTAGTTGACCTGCCTGCTGGGGAAAATGTTATTGCTCTTGAGGTAGTAACGTCAAATAATACTTTTTTTACTTATATTACTGTTATTGTTGATGCTGTTGTATTAGGATGTACAGATATAAACGCTAGTAATTACAATCCAGACGCTACTACTAACGATGGAAGTTGTGTAGGCATTACAAAAGGCTGTATGGATAATGGTTTGACTTATACTAGCACCATTACAGCAGGGGGATTCCCAGTACATACTGTTATTAATCCGCTAATTCCAGGACTAGCTGCAACTAATTTTAATAGTAACGCTAACCAACCCCTAGCTGACAGTTGTGTGTACGATATATGTACAGATCCTGGAGCAAGTAATTATCATAACGCAGAAGAACTAGGATTAGACACAACACAGTACACAGGATGTCAAACTTGTTGTACTTACGTTGGAGTTGTTAGAGGGTGTACAGACCCTGGTGATGTAGATGCAGATTTAAATCCTGGAAATATTTATGGAAGTTTTGATGTAGCAACTACTACTGGATCAACAGCTTCAAATGGATCTGTTACAATGAATCCTGCTAACAGTAATTGGGATTTTAATCCTCATGCAAATGAGCAATCCGGAAGATGTTTGCCAAAACTTCCTGGATGTATGGATCCTTTGGCTTCAAATTATATTACTCCAAGTGGTAATCCAGCTATAGATATAAATTGGCATTTACCTGATACATGTGAATACACGGTGTGTTCGGATTCTACAGCATCTAACTACAATAAACTTGATGGGACTGGCGCTAATGTTAATTCTACCGGAGTAGATGATTGGGGATATACTGCTAACGGAGGCAGCTGGACTGAAACAGGTTATTGGGTAGCTGAAGATTTAGGGACTCAAACTGCACTAACATCTAGTGATGAGCCTTATAATGCAGATACTACTTTATGTACATTTACAGTTCCTGTAGATGACTTATGTGCCAATGTTGATGAATTGTTACCAAGAATAGCAAGTAGAAATGTATCTTCCGGTGATTTAGGGTATATGAATACTTTACTTGGGGTTGCTCCAAATATGCATCAGTTAAACCCAGCTACAGGAGATTCTTGTATTTCGGATTTAACTAGAACAGAGTCAGTAACGGTTTCTGGATTTACATATAATAAAGTTACAGAAGAAAGAGTTACCACTCAAGTAATTACTCAAAATAATCCTGTTTTATATTTAACAAATCCAGAATTAAATGGAACTATTGTATATAATTATACAGGAAGTACAGGAGGTAATTCTCCAATAACTTTATCGAATATTTCTGCAAATGACGCTCCCGCAGTTGCTGCTGCTTTATCTGCAGCTAATTATAATGGAAGTTTAGTACCTACAGTATATTATTATTTTAGAGTTTCTGATATTACTCAAGATCCACTAAATGGTGTGTCGCTGGCTCCAGAATTCTCTCAAAACCCAATTGAACATTTATTTAATGATTCTAACATAACTAAAGTTAGTTATCAACAAGGTACGTATTTTTATGTGCCTGGAGGATCATTAGCAAATTTTCAAGCTGGAAACGACAATACTGATATTCCAATAGGATACGCATTAAATGCTGACCCTGTTGGCGGGCTTGCGTATAATCACTCTTCAGCAACAGGATGTACAGGATTTACAAGTGAAGCAATGTACACTGTTTATAGAGTCGAAGTAAGAGATTATTGTGTTGACACAGCATTAAATTTTGTAATTGGCGCAGATTTAAGTAGTGTACCAGAAGATCTTGCTATTAATAATACTCCTGTTTTTAACAGTTCAGTTGTAGGTTGTACAGATGAGACGGCTACAAATTTTAATTCTGAAGCTACTATTTCAGGAAGTTCTAATTATTTAATGAGCGATTGGGCAAATTATATTAATGACGGAGGGTGTTATATTTCTGGGTGTGTAGATGAGTATTATTCTGCATCAAACCCTTCAAATAATTTAATTGTTTCAGAACATTTATTAGAAGGTACCGATATACCGCTGCAAGTTGGATTAGAAGTTCCAGAGTTTGGAGGTGTAATTTACAGAATTTATAATGGACAGGCATACATATGCCCTTTAGAAAATCATTTAAGTAGTAGTAGTTTTAATTACGATTCTGCTATAACTGCAGCTGCAAATGCTACTACAGGAGGTTTTACTGATTGGTCTTTACCAGATGCAGATCATTTAATTGCAATGTATAAAAATATTCATAGCTCAACATCGGGGTATGAAGATGAATTTTATTTTACAGACGCATCTTATTGGAGTAATACTATTCACACGGATAATGTTTACTCTCACTCGTATAATTTTGCTACAGGTCCTGCTACAACAGATGCAACAGCTGTAGCAACTGAATTAAAGGTTAGATTAAGTAGAAGAGTTAGTATTGACTCTCTTATTGAAGGAAGGTATACTAATAATTGTGGAGACGGAGTTAACGCGTTTGGTTGTACAGACCCGGCAGCATCTAACTACATTGCTTCAGCAATTGTTAGTCCTATTGTAGGAGATACAGCAGATGATTGTATTTATGATTTTCATATTGATGATTGGACAGAAGGAAACCAAAATTATAATGACCAAATAATTAGTTTAGGGTACGAAGATAGTCAAGACTTTGTAAATTCTCAAGAGAGTTATAGTGACAGTGTAGGGTTTGAAGGTTTTGGTAATTATCTAATTCATTATAGTGCTGTTCATGCTTGGAACCACCCAACTTTACAAGGAGTTATACTACCTTCTTTCTCATATTGTTTATCTGAAAGATTAGTACCATTTACCTTTACGGTTGTTGCTAATGGTACGCCTGCAACTGTAACTGCTACTCCTGCAGAATCTTTTGGTTATAACGACATAGTTAACCAGTACAGTAATAAAATACAAGTAATTGGTAAAAAAGATTCTAGTACTGGTAATGTTAATTTTATTTTATATGCGACTAATCCAGAAAAAGATTCAATTTATACTTACAGTTTAGCTTCAGGGGCTTATTTAGCGTCTACTCCTACTACATATTTATTAGGAAACAATACTAGTTATGCGGATCGTATAATGCCTCATAGTGCAAAAAATTTGGCTACTCAATTTTCAAATTTAGGATATGTTACACCTGAAAATGGTGGATTTAAAAGATCTCCTCACGTTTACATGTTTAGGTTTGCAAAAAATTTAACTTATAAAGTAAACCCTATAACAGGCCTTCCGTGGAATTCTTACACTATGCTTCTTGATCTTTTTGGAGATTCTAACGTTTTAATAAAAGATCTGGCAGGCGACTCTTATTGGCCAGTGGTTAATTTACACAACTTAAACGAGAGCAATACTAACTCAAGTGACCCTCAGTCAAATTCTTATCACAGTGATAATCCAGATTACATGCATTTGTCATTTGGTAGTTTTTTAAGTTCAATAACTTCAGATCCTACAGCAGGAGAAGAACTACTTGGTAGTTCTACTTTCCCAGACAATAATACAAATAATGTTTGGACAAATGCCGGAAATGCTTCAGATGCATTTACATTTGTTGATTCAGGCGGAGGTGATTACGTAGCTAGACGTGCCAGTGTTAGTTCAAATTTAAGAACTGGTTTACACCAATCTATAAGTGTTACTCCAAACAAAAAATATCAAATACTTTATAAAAAGAAAGTTGATATAAGTAATACAGATAGTAGTTACCCAGATTATGCTAAAACATATGTAGAACTACAACCAGATGGAACTAATTTTGGTCCAAGTTCTAAGTACGGCGAAAATCAATACTTTTCTGATAATACAGAACAAACTGTTATTGATTACTTTACTTATGTAGGGTCTTTAACTACACTAGATGTTGTGCTATACGTAGAAAGTACTTGGGAAGGAGATATTACTGAATTTAGTATTAAAGAAGTTGCACAATATCCAGACGGATATATTACCCAGCAATTTAAAAACAACAATGTTGCGTGTGATGACGCTAAAACTGTTGGGTATTACACATACCAACTTAATACAAACGGCCAGGTTCTTGATAAATATGATTTTTCTCCATATTTAGAATACGCAGATGAAGTCTCTGGGTGTATGGATGAAACTGCTTTAAATTACGATCCAGCCGCAGTAATAACTGCTGGTAACTATACTGACTGTATGTATTACCTTACTTCTTGTACAGGGCATGCTCCAGAAATTAAAGTAGTTCCTCAAGATGAGGATGCAGTAAATGGAGTTGGGTGCGCTCAAGCTTATACTGTAACTGTAGAAGCTTGCCCATCTGTTTTGTCAAATGCTCAGATTAATATGGTTTTAGGTCAGCTACAAACTAATACTACTAGTTCTCCTATTACAATAGGTGATTTTGTGTTAGCTCCGTTTGCTTCGGCGTATGTGCCAATATTACAAATTGCTGATATTGAACCTTGTATTGAAGGTATACAACAAACTGATTCTCCAGCGTTAACTGCTACTTTTACTTACGACCCTACGCTTGATAGTCATAACTTTTCTAATATTGCGCAAACTGCAAATATTCCGTTTATTACTGGCGGCGCAGGCGTGCCTTTAAATGCAGATATAGAATATCATGCAGATTTTCAACTTCAATATGAAGAATATTACACAAATCCTGACGGATCAATACCTTTTACTCCACAGTCATTAACTTATCAGTTTAATGAAACTACACAGTTTAATGGTAATTCAATTATTTCTCCAATAATTAATGGGTGTACAACTCTTCTTGCTTTTAATTATAACGAAAATGCTACATGTAATGATGGTTCATGTATTGATGTAGTTAACGGTTGTACAGATACTGATGCCTTTAATTACAATTCGAGTGCTAATACCGATGATGGTTCATGTATTCCTGTAGTACTAGGATGTACAGATCCTGCAGCTCATAATACTAATTATAATATAAATGTAGTAGAAGATGATCCATCTGTATTAGGTACTGCTCCATATGGTAATATATCAGATGTGTCTGCTATATATGGGCCATTTCCAAATGCTACAACAGACAACACTGCAGTTAACACGGATAACGACAGAATATGTTTTTATTGTCCTGCTATTAATGGGCCTACCGGAACATCAGATCAATTTACTGTAGAGTATCTAGAAGAAAGTGTAGTTGGAGACGGTATACTTTATACTCCACCAAGTACCTCAAATTTAGAGTTTACTTGGACTCCTTCAATAAATACAGGAGATGCAAGTTTAAGTATGGCAACTACCTATGAAACTTCTGTAACTTTAAAGTATAGAAAAATTCACGTTTTTATAACAATTGACAGTGCTTCAGATGGTCCTTATGAACCTGGTGTATCCTATTATATTGATAAAACACATGTTTTAGACGAGTTTGAAGTTGTAACATCTCTTGTAACTTATGACGATTTACTAGATGGCGTTTTAGTAGATTATTACAAAATTAATGCTCCTGCACAGATATATGTTTTAGACAGCTTAGCTTTTACCGCGTATTACAATGCGCCTGGAGGGGAAAGTAACGTAAATAGATGCGCTCAAACTATTACACATCAAGTCAATTCAGATTTATATCCAAATTTAATATTAGGGTGTTTGGATAAAGAGGCTTTTAATTTTTATGCTAATTCTAATTTTTTAAATAGTACTGGTACAACAAATGTATTTTTCAGAGAAACGGAAGGGGGGACATTTACTGAAATACTTAATACCGCAGTTCCAAATGTAGATGTAGACAGTTATACAGTTAGAGATTTATGTATACCGGTTGTAGAAGGTTGTACGGATTCATCGGTTTTAGATGGAACTCCAATTGCAACAAATTATAATCCATTAGCTAACACTGATGATGGTCGATGTACGTATGATGGGTGTACTGATGAAACTGCTGACAATTATGAAGCTTGGGCAACTAATGATAATGGTTCTTGTGTAAAGTCAGGATGTATGGAGTCTTGGGCTGTAAATTATGACTCAACTGCTACCAGAGATAATAACTCTTGTTATACATATGGATGTACTGATCCTAATGCTTATAATTCTCATTGGTGTTTAGATGATAGTAATCCTTGTTTTGGAGCATCTTCTGACTATACCGTTTCTGCAATTACCTCAACTAGTTGTTACTATGAGGGTTGTATGGATTCAGGAGAAGGAGTTAATCAAAGCGTTATTAATTTAATTACAGAGTTTGCAAGTGAAAATACAGGTAATACTACATTAAATGATGTTTTAGAAAATGTTCCTGTAGGTATTACTCATAACATGAATAATGAAATAGCGGCAGTTCAATCTCTTCCAGTAAACCCAGGAGAAGCTGCAACTAATTACCAAGCTAATGCTACAATTTCTGGAGCTTGTATCTATGAAGGATGTACAGATCCTAATGCTTCTAACTATGATGCAGACGCAATACAAGACGCTACACCTTCATTGTGTGTATACGAAGCATGTATTGATGAAACTGCTACTAACTTTGGAGAAGGAATTACAGTAACTGGTAATGTTTCAAATCAAGCAAACGCTCAAAACAGTTGCTTCGGGCCAGACTTACTTGCTCCAGCAAACAAGGCTAATATAGAATATTGGGGGTCTACTACATACACAAGTATAGTAGATGAATCTTCTAATGTAAAAGTAGAAACTAATGGGTCTTATACAGGTGAAGTAGCTGCAAGAGTAGTTCTTAGTCCGTTTAATCCTCAGCCTAGCGCTGTAGGGGAAGTAGTTTCTAAATACAGTAT